AAATGGAGCAATAACTAATTCTGCAACTTCTATTGATTTAACTGATGCATCAGAGTTTCCAACAACAGGTTTTATAATGATTGAAAAAGTAGATTCGACTTCAGGTTTATTTGTAAATGAAGTTATTCAATATACAGGTAAATCTACAAATCAATTAACTGGATGTACAAGAGGAACTAGTGCACCTTTTAGAGGTTCATCTCCAGCTAAAACAACAGCTACTTCTCACGCTGATGATGCAAAAGTTTTTGGTTCCTACCAAGTAGCATCTTTAAATACTACATCTGTTCCATATGCAGGACAACCAGCTACTCTTACTCAATTTGATGGTATAAACATTACATTAGTAAATGCTGCTACTAGCACTGAAACAGGAGGCGGTTTCCAGTGTACAATTGGACCAATAAATGATAGAGCTTAATTATGGCAGGATTATCTTACAGTGACTTGGTTACAAATATTAGAAATTACACAGAAGTAGATTCTAATGTTTTAACAACAGCAGTTTTAGAAAATATTATTTTAAATGCACAATATAGAATAATGCGTGATGCGCCTATTGATGCTGATAGAAAACAACAAGATGGTGCTTTAGTAACTGGTCAATCGACTATTAATTGTCCTGCAGGAGCATTATTTATTAGAGCCATACAAGTTTATGACTCAACATCAGCTGTAACTGGAGCAAATGTTTTTTTAGAAAAAAAAGATATTACATATTTACAAGAATATGTGCCATCAACAGAGACAGCAAAAAGAGGACAACCTAAATATTACGCTATGTTTGGAGATGCTACAGGCAATTCAGACACGACTTCAGGTCGACTAATGTTTGCCCCTGTGCCCGATACTACATACAAATATAGAGTTCATTTTAATAAAATGCCAGCTACTTTAGAATCTGGTAATACTACTAATTATATTAGCTTGAATTTTCCTAACGGCCTATTATACGCTTGTTTAGCAGAGACATATGCTTTCTTAAAAGGGCCAGCAGATATGTTGACACTTTATGAAAATAAGTATAAACAAGAGCTAGATAAGTTTGGTGTAGAGCAAATCGGCAGAAGAAGAAGAGATGACTACACAGATGGCACTGTTAGAATAACTATTCCGTCAACAAACCCGTAAAAATTAGGAGATAAATTATGGCAATAACATCAGCAATATGTAACAGTTTTAAAACTGAAATTTTAAAAGCAGTTCACAATTTCACAGCATCATCTGGTAATACTTTTAACCTAGCTCTATACACAAGTTCAGCGACACTAAATAAATCAACTACGGCTTATACAACTTCAAATGAAGTAGCTAACGGTAATGGTTACACTACTAAAGGAAATGCACTTACAAGTGTTACTCCTGTTTTATCTACAGACACAGCAGTTTGTGATTTCTCAGATACAAGTTTTACATCTGCTTCTTTCACAGCAAGAGGGTGTTTAATTTTTAATGATTCAGCATCAGGTGATCCAGCAGTTTGTGCAATTGACTTTGGCGCAGATAAAACTGTAACAAGTGGAACGTTTACAATTCAGTTTCCAACAGCAGACGCATCAAACGCGATCATCAGAATAGCGTAAGGAGGTCCTTCTTATGGCTTCTACCTGGGGTAATAATACTTGGGGAGCTAACGCTTGGCAATCCGACGTAATAACCGAATCACTTACAGGATTAAGTTTAACTTCTTCAATTGGAACAGCAGATGGCTTTAACCAAGCTGGTTGGGGAAGACAAGCATATGGTAACTCTGGTTGGGGTGTAGAGTATGCAGTTGAATTAGGTGGAGTATCTGCAACCTCTTCTTTAGGAACACCAACAGCAGAAGAATTTTTAAACATTACCCCTACAGGTTTATCGGCAACAATATCTTTAGGAACACCGACAGCTTTTGATATCGTGACAATTACACCAACAGGTGTTTCTGCAACATCTAGTGTTGGAACATTAGAAGCATACAATGAAATTGGTTGGGGTCGTGACGGTTGGGGTGAAGAAGCATGGGGTAGAGCAAATGATGCTATTGCAGAGTTAACAGGACAAGCTGCAACCTCTTCAGTAGGAGCATTAACACCTGCAGATGTCATGGGTGTAACTGGATTGAGTGCAACCACTTCTCTTGGAAGCTCTACAGTTATTGGAAACGTAACAGTTGTTTCAACAGGACAAGCAGCAACATCTTCAGTTGGAGCTTTAAGTCCTGCTGATGTTATTGGTGTATCAGGACAATCAACCACTTCCTCTGTTGGATCAATAGCACCCGCAGATGTTGTGGGTTTAACTGGGTTAGGTGCTTCAATATCTTTAGGTAATGAAGAAGTAACTTCAAATCCTATTTTAAATTTAACAGGTTTATCTGCAACGTCTTCTGTTGGAGCTTTAGCACCCGCTGATGTAATGGGATTAACAGGTTTATCTGCAACGTTTTCTGTTGGATCTATATCACCAATAGATGTTATGGGATTAACAGGCCAATCTGCAACATCCTCTGTAGCTTTTTTTGGCGCTGCTTCTGGATTCGGAATTCAAGCATATTCTAATGTTGAAACTGGCTCAAATTCTTCGTATTCTAATGTTGACACTGGCTCAAATTCTTCGTATACCAATGTTGCAACAGGATCAAATACAAGTTATACTGACGCTGCTTAATAGGAGATAAAATATGGCATCAACTTTTTCAAGTGATTTAAAACTAGAATTAATGGCTACTGGTGAAAACGCTGGTACTTGGGGAACAAAAACAAACGCTAATTTAAACTTAATTCAACAATCAGTTGCTGGATATCAAGCTATTGATGTGGCATCTGGAGACGTTACTCTTGCTATGAGTGATGCAACTATTTCTAATGCAAGAAATATGACATTAGAATTTACAGGAACCTTAGCTGGAAATAGAACTGTAAACTTTCCTGCAAGTATAGAAAAAATGTTTAACGTAATTGATTCAACTAATCACGCAGGATATACTTTAACTTTTAAAGTTACAAGTGCTGCGGGTTTTTTATTATGTGAAGGCAATAGTTACATTTGTCACTCAAACGGAACTAATATTATTAAAGACCATGAATTTAGAAAATGGAGAACGTTAACTGCAGCTGAAGTAATTCAAGCAGGAGCAAAATTATTTATAGATACAAATGGATCAGCATACACAGTCACACTACCTGCATCACCTGCTGTTGGTGATGAAGTGCATTTTGCAGATTCAAGATTTACTTTTGATACTAACGCATTGACTGTAGGTAGAAATAGTTCTAAAATAGCAAACACAACTGCCGATTTAGTAGTTAACACTGAAGGAGCATCTTTTGGATTAGTTTATTCTGGTTCAAACATAGGATGGACTTACACGGAGAAATAATATGGCAAATTACGAAGCAACAAAATACAATTTTTCAGGATCAGATCTTACAGGTATCGAAGGAATACCTACGGCAACTATTGTGCCGTGGTCTTCTTCTTCAGTGCCAACAGGATTTTTAGAATGTAATGGTCAAGCAGTTTCAAGATCAACTTACTCTGGATTGTTTGCAGTTATAGCTGCTACTTATGGAGCTGGTGATGGTTCATCAACTTTTAACGTGCCCGATCTTCAAGATAAAGTAGCGGTAAGTAAATCAAATAACAAAGCTTTAGCTTCAACAGGTGGAGCAAACACAGTATCTTCTACGGGTAATGTGGCAGGATCGACTGCAAACGCAACTCTTTCAGTAGCACAATTATCTGCGCATAGTCACTCAGTTGCAGCTGGTACTAGTGGTGGTCCAACTAATCCACAGCTTCGACAAACTTCTGCAGGAAACACTGGAAATGCAGGACAAGATGGTGGACATTCACACAATATGTCAGCTAACTTTTCTGGTGATGCAACCTCTGTAATACAACCTTACTTAACAGTAATATATATAATTAAAACATAAGGAGAAAAAAAATGGCAACAAATTCAAGATGGGTGATAATTTTTGACGATAAAAAAATTTTAAAACCCGGTGTAGTAGAGGGAGTTTATTTTTTAACAGATGATCCTATTTGGGATGATCCAAAATATTCTAATATTTGGGCAATACAATATGGCACATCTAATTCAAATGATGAGGTAGAGTATAGAGATGAAACACCTCACAGCACTTATGCAGCAGCTAACTTAGGTGATTTTAATGTTTTCATACAAAAATTTGATGCAGCGCATTTAGCTTTTTTACAGAGTGAGTGGGATGGAAATAACGTTGAAGAAGAAAGTGCAGAAGAAAAAATATCACGTTTAGGTGCAAGACCTAACTCATACGTTTCAGATCCAGTGTAGTTAATAGATTGTTTTTAATTTAAAAAGTTGTTATAACAGCTTTAATGTCTAGAAAAATAAATATTCAAAATGGTATTGGAATATTTGATGGTTATATTCTTGACGAAGAATGTGATAAAGTTATTAATCATTTTGAAGAGCAGGATAAATTTCAAAAAACTTTCACAAGAGATAAATCTGAAAACGCAAGTGTTTTAGATAAAAAAGATAATCAATTATTTTTAAATAGTTCTAACTTAACTATATGGAAAAAAGAATTTAAAACAATTCTAGCAAATTTTGATATTGCTTTAAAACATTATGAAAAAGAAACAGGAATCCTTAACGCATATGGAATAAAAGACTTTGAATTTTGTCCTTTAAAAATACAAAAAACTTTACCAAGCCAAGGTTATCATGTTTGGCATATTGAACACAGCAACTCATCCGTATATGATGCATATCGTGCATTAGTATTTAGTATATTTTTAAATACAATCGAAGAAGGCGGGGAAACTGAATTCTTACATCAATCTATAAGAGTTAAACCTGTAAAAGGAAGATGTGTAATTTGGCCTGCTGGTTTTCCTTATGTTCATAGAGGTAATCCTCCACTTAAGGATACTAAATATATTATTACTTCTTGGCTGTCTTTACCGATGGATTAGAATTTGTTTTTTCAAAGATATACTTACGTTTTTTCCAATTTGTTTTTTCTGTAATATTTAAAACCAAATTATATCTGTTTTCTTCATTAGTAGATTCTTCTACTTTATGTGAAATAAGAGGAGGAAAAAAATAATAGTCACCAGGATTTGGAGTTATTGATATATTTAGTTCTGGTAAAATTAAGGGACTACCCTTTGTTAAATATAAAATACCATGATAACATAAATGATCATGTTCTTCTACATAGTCATTTTTTTTAACCTCATTACCCCAAGCATCTACAATTGTTTTTGTTTCGTAAAAAAATTTAAATAAATTTGGATTAGATACTTGATGTTTATTTATACAATAATTTATAAATTTTGTTGTAAAAGGTTCATTTATAAAATCCTGCCAACCAGTCATGCCAGCTTTAACATTTGTTGCATATGAATTTTCTTTTGAAATTTTATTTTTAATTTTAATCATTATATTATGTATCTCTTCAGGATAAGGATAATTACCAAAAGTTATTTGTACAGTTCTTGGGTAAGTTACTACCAAACTTTTTGAGTGAGTTAATAATTGATCTTTACTTAAAATACTAATCATTAGTTTTAATATAGTTTAATTTGTGTGGATTATTTTTAACATAATTTAAATTTGTCATTGCTTCGTGTATTGTATTTAATTCTTGTATCTTTTGATATGGCAATGATGTTATAAAACAATTAACACTGTATCTTTCATGTTTAGTAACCTCTTTTACTTCATGAATCCAAAAAGGATTAGCAGGGAAAATTAAACCGTCTCCTGTTTTTAGTTCTACTTTGTGTTTTCCATTAAAAAAGTAAAAATCTCCGCCCTCATAATCTTCATTCAAATTTATAGTACAGCTTCCATGAATACCATGAGTCCAATCTATATGAGGATGTATCCAACCTCCTTTTTTGTAACACATAAGACGAAAAGCGTGTGCAAAATTAAATGTTCCCTCTACAGCGTAAGCACTAACTGAGTTTTTTTCTTTTAAAAAATTTATATAATCTTTAGTAAAATTAGATATTTTATTGTTAATCAATTTAAATGTTTCACTATTAGGGATTAAGGAAACAACATCAAAAGTAGATGTGGTAAGTTTACCTGTAATTGCATTTGCGCACTCTTCTTTATTTGCATTTTCCTTTCTTTCTTTAAATTCATTTATTAGTAATTTACACTGGTCAGCAGTTAAGATGTTTTTTTTTGTGAGTATTAGATCTTTATGGTTCATTTGTTTTTTTTATCTAGTATGATATACATACATCAAAAATGATTAGTTTAAAAGGTCTGGTTTTTACACAAAATAACTTGATTAGTAAACAATACTGTAAATATTTTATAGATTTTTTTGAAAACAATAAAGATAAATTAGAACAAGAAGATTCTTTAAAGTACAATAATAAAGATAATAAAAATTATCTTAACAAATGCATGGTGTTAAATTTGTCAAAATATCAAAAACAACAAAAGTTTAAAAAACCTCTATCATTTGCATTACATTACACAGACATTATTATAAAAAATTATGTAAATTATTTAAAAATAAATATAAGTAAAAATATCCCTAATCATTTTATGAAATTCACTGATAACGTTAGAATTATAAAATACGAAGAGGGAGGATATATTGATGATCATTTAGATATAGACAATTTTTTATACAGGGACGTAAGAGCTTCTTGTACTTTAAATCTAAACGATAATTATGAAGGTGGTAGCTTTAACTTTTTTGAAAAAAAATATCAATTAAAATTAAAAGAGGGACAAGGATTAATATTTCCATCTGACCAATATTGGATTCATGGCACAAGTCCAGTAATTAAAGGGAACAGGTACTCTATTAACTGTTTTATAAAACCTTAAAACATGAAATTAACTTATCAATATCAAGATAAACTTTTTTGGATACATAATTTTTTACCTGAAAATTTTTACAAAAAAATTCACAAACTTATTTGCAGTGGACATAAAGATGTAAAACAGCCTTCTAAAGAAATTTGGGATCCTTTATTAATAAAAAATTTAAAAAGTCCTTTTAGAATTGAAATGGAAAAAAATTTTTTTAAACAATATTGTATCTTATTAAAACATCAACCTTTTTTAAATTTTAAAGATAGTAACATATCTTTTTTAATTCATAAGATGCAAAAAGGTTCTGGAATAAATTGGCACTCAGATCATAATAGTTATGCTGCTGCTACTTATTTTGTTAATAAAAGATGGAATGAAAATTGGGGCGGAGAATTTATGTTTAAAGATAAAAATTCACACGGATATATTCCAGTAGTTGGTAACAGTCTTATATTAATTAAAACTCCTTTAACTCATAAGGTAAATAATATTTTAAATCCTTATCCTTCAAGACTAAGTATTCAATCATTTATCTATTAATTTACAGGTGGGCTTTAGTATCTAATGCCAAATAGTCATAATTTAAGCTTGTCAATAGCTTGAAAACCATATAATTCTAGCTTTCATAATTTTCATTACTAATATATAACATACCTATTATGTTACAAAAAGTACAATTTCTACCAGGCTTTAACAAACAGATTACAGACACTCAAGCAGAGGGTCAATGGGTTGACGGAGATAACGTAAGATTTAGATATGGAACACCTGAAAAAATAGGTGGTTGGCAGCAACTAGGTAATAATAAATTAACAGGTGCGGCTAGAGCTATGCACCATATCGTAAATAGAAACGGTCAAAAGTTTTCAATTATAGGCACAAATAAAATTTTATATGTTTATTCGGGAGGTGTGTTTTATGACATACATCCTATTAGAGCTACAAACACACTTACTAGCGCTTTTACCACAACTAATGGATCAGCTATAGTTACAATAACTTTTTCTTCTAGTCACGGTCTTGTACCCGGAGACATAGTATTACTAGATAATTTTAGCACTATTACAGGATCTAATTTTGGAGCTTCTGATTTTGATGATAAAAAATTTATGGTAACAAGCACACCAACAAACGCAACGATAACAATTACAATGCCATCAAATGAAACTGGTTCAGGTGCCACAACATCAGGTGGTATTAGAGTTCAGTCTTATTATTCAGTTGGACCAGCAGAACAGTTACCAGGTTTTGGTTGGGGTTTAGCTTCTTTTGGTGGTACAGTTGCTAACGCACTTACAACAACTTTGAACGGAGCTATCAATGCGTCTACTACAACTGTAGTTTTAACAAGCGTTGTTAACTTTCCATCAACAGGTACAAACTTTATAAAAATAGATACAGAAGAAATGTCTTACACAGGTATTACAGGTAATACATTAACAGGTGTAACAAGAGGTGTAAGAAACACAACTGCAGCATCTCACTCTGATGGTGCAACAATTACAAATACTTCTGACTTTATAGCATGGGGCGAAGCTGCATCAGGAGATCTAGTGATCGATCCAGGTCTTTGGTCGATAGATAACTTTGGTGGTAAAATTATTGCACTGATACATAACGCGCAAGTTTTTGAATGGAACTCAAATTTAACAAATGCAACAGGAACAAGAGCAACAATTATATCTGGTGCACCAACTTCATCAAGAGATATGTTAGTATCTACACCTGATAGACACTTAGTATTTTTTGGAACTGAAACAACGATTGGTGATTCATCAACACAAGATGAAATGTTTATAAGATTTTCTAATCAAGAAGATATTAACACGTATACACCTACAGCTACTAACACTGCTGGTACACAAAGATTAGCTGATGGATCTAGAATTATGGGAGCTGTTAGAGGCCGTGATGCAATTTACGTTTGGACTGACACTGCCTTATTTACACAAAGATTTATTGGCCCACCATTTACGTTTGGTTTTGCACAGGTAGGAACTAACTGTGGATTGATAGGACAGAACGCTGCGGTAGAAGTAGATGGTGCTGCGTATTGGTTTTCAGAAAATGGTTTCTTTAAATATGCTGGTGCCTTACAATCATTACCATGTTTAGTAGAGGACTTTGTATTTAATAATTTAAATACTACAGCCAATCAACTTATAAACGCTGGACTAAATAATTTGTTTGGTGAAATTAATTGGTTTTATTCTTCTTCAGGATCAACTGTTGTAAATAGAGTTGTAACTTATAATTATTTTGAGTCTTCACCTCAAAGACCAATATGGACAACAGGCACGTTAGATAGAACAACATGGCAAGATTCTGCTGTATTTGGTAAACCTCACGCTACAGACTATGACGCTGGTTCTAATAATTCTTATGATGTTGTTGGTAACACAGATGGTTGTACTATATATTATGAACATGAAACTGGCACAGATCAAGTTACAACCACAGCTACAACAGCTATAACTTCAAACATCGAATCAGGAGACTTTGATATTAGTCAGGGTGGAGATGGTGAGTTCTTTGCAAAGATTAGAAGATTTATACCAGACTTTGTATCTCAAACTGGTAATACACAAATTACATTACAATTAAAAAATTATCCAAATGATAGTCAATCAAGTTCACCGCTTGGTCCTTTTACTATTACATCATCTACAACAAAAGTAGATACAAGAGCTAGAGCAAGAGCCATGGCGTTAAAAATAGCAAACACGGCCTCATCTCAAAATTGGAAACTAGGTGAATTTAGATTAGATATACAACCAGACGGCAGAAGATAATGGCAAAGATAGTACAAATATTAACAAGACCTAGTAAAGAATACAAACAAGATATTGCTGACGCACAAGTAAGAGATCTTGACAGTATAATACAAAAATTAAATACAACGTATCAACAAGAATTAAAGGATGAAGTAGATGCACAAAACTTCTTTTTAAATTAATGTCAAATAGTTTCGTAAACGCAAAATTAGATTTAACAACTACAGATGATACAACTCTGTATACTACACCATCTGCAAACGTTGCTATAGTTAAATCAATATTAATTTCAAATGATGCTGGTTCTAGCTGTAATATAACAGTTACGTTAACAGACGCCTCTAGTAATGTATTTAGTCTATTTAAGACTAAAGCCGTAGCATCTAATGCAACAACCGAACTTTTAACTTCTCCTCTTGTGGTGGAAGAAAGTGAAATATTAAAAGTACAAGCTAGTGACGCGAACGAGCTGCACGTTATAGCTTCCATACTACAAATACAGCCAAGAGAGGTAACAACATAATGACACTAACAATAAAACCTGAAAATATAATAGAAAAGATAAGTAACAAAAAGACTGGTGAAGTCTATAAAGACGAAGACGATTGGAAAGCAAAAGGGGTGCTAGAAGAGGACATTAAAAGGGATGTAACAGTTATAATGCCTAGTCTTGATTTATTTGGAAAAACCAAGTAAAAAAGACGTTACAGGATAAAAACCTGCCTTAACAATTTAACTAAATTATGACAATATCAAGAGGACAGATGAATAGACAATTATACATGGGCGGCGGTATTATGAATGCTGTACCTAGAGAACAATATGGTTTTGGAAGTGTTTTTAAAGGTGTAAAGAAAGCAGTTAAAGGTGCAACTAAAGCAGTTAAAAAAATTGCATCATCTGATGTTGGTAAAGCTGCTATTACTGGCGCAGTATTATTTGGTATACCAGGAATGGGAGCTACTGGTGGTTTAGGCGGTGGTTTATTAGGTAGAGCATCTTTCGGAGGAGCAGCACCAGGAGTTTTTGGTCTTGGTGGTATAGGTAATTTGTTTGGAGCAAGCACTATTGGAAATTTAGGTGATTTGACAAAAGGAGGAAATGCTTTAAGTTTAGGAAAAAGTGCAAGCGGATTTGGAAAAATAGCTAAATTTGCTGGATTAGCAGGAGTAGCTGGTTTTTTAACATCTACTTTAGGAATGTCAGAAGAACAAGCTGAAGAAGAATTAGCTAGAGATCCATCAAAATATTTAGAACTATATTATAGAAATTTAAATCCTCCAACTGCAGATACTAATTCAGAAGAGTATGAAGCACAGGTTAGAGATTTTGTTACGACAAACACATCTGAATACACAGCGGGACAAGGTGCTTATGCAGAAGGTGGTAGAATAGGTTATCAAGATGCAGGACCTGTATTACCAGAAGATCCAACAAAACCTGTAAACCCTTTTGCACCGAAACCAACAGGACCAGTATTACCAGATAGAAGGATGGCATCTAATATGGAGAACGAAAAAATTTTAGAAGCTCTTTTTGAAAAATTTTTAGATATGGGTTTATCCCCTGAAAAAGCTGCAGAAGAAGCAAAAAAAGAATTTGAAAGAATGAGTATGATGAAAACAGAAGGAAGAGGTTTAGCTGCTTTAGGTGGTAGAATGGGTTTTGCTGAGGCAGGATCAGCTATTAAAGATTCGTATGACGTAGTAGAAGGAATGGATAATGAATTAAATCCTGGACTTTTAGACAAAATTTTAAGTAGTATGGGAGTTGGAAAATTTACTTACGGCGTAGATGAAGATCAAGGCGCTTCTTTAATAGACGAAATACAAGATTATAAATATGGTGAGTCTTACCCTAGAGAAACAATATCTGGAGGAAAAGATAAATATGGCGCAGTAATTGGTCCTATACCAAAACCAGACAGACCTCCAATGTCAATGGAAGAAACTATAGAAGATTTAGAAGATAGATGGGATATGGCTATTGAAGAAGGTTATGAACCAGGTAAAGGTGGAGAATTTGATTACCTTGGTATTTACAAAAAAGAAGATATTAGAAGAAGAATTGAATTAGGGTTTGATCAAGCTAAAGCTTCAAGCAATTCTAATAAAATAATGGCAGCACAAGGTGGTATTATGAATAGAATGAATTACGCGTTAGGCGACACTGCAAGCCAGAATGCTATGCAAGCAGCGGGCATCGAGGGACTTCCTATGAGACAAAATCCTAAAGGTGTACAAGAACTAGATTTAAGAGATAATGGTGGATTTATACCACCAGTTGGTATAAAAGAAAAAGAAGACGATATTCCAGCGATGTTATCTAATAATGAATTCGTATTTACAGCAGACGCTGTAAGAGGCATGGGCGACGGTAACGTAGAACTAGGCGCACAAAGGATGTATGATCAAATGAAAATGTTAGAAGCAGGAGGAAAAGTATAATGGCTGAAGTAGTAAGAACAGCCCCAGCAGAGTTTATTGAAGCTGGTGCAAAAACATATTTAGACGATCTTACAAAAGCTATTGGTGGTTTTAAAACCACAGATCTTTCTAAAATTATGGGTCCACAGTTTGTTGCTGGACCAAGTACATTAACTACACAAGCAGAAGGTTTAGCTTCTGGTCTTGGTAGCTTTGAACCTTTTTTAAATAAAGCACAAGGACTGACAGGACCAACAGCTTATCAAGCTTACATGTCTCCGTATCAACAAGATGTTATTGACTCAACATTAGCAGAATTTGATGTGCAAGCACAAAAAGGTTTACCTGCATTATCTGCTCAAGCAATTCAAGCAGGAGCTTTTGGTGGTGGTAGAGAAGGTGTACAAAGAGCAGAGTATCAATCAGCAAGTGATAGAAACAGAGCATCGCTACTTGCACAATTACAACAACAAGGTTTTGGTCAAGCACAAAATTTAGCTCAAGCAGACTTTGGAAGAAATTTAACTTTAGCACAACAATCTCCTGCATTACTAGGTCAACAAATTGCAAGCTTAACAGGTTTAGGCGCGCAGCAAGCGGCGAGAGCTCAGCAAGGTTTAACAGCACAACAACAACTATTATCAAGACAAGCTTTACAACCATTAGAAGCAGCACAACAATTTGGTTCTG